CCATTAGTTCATTAATTTAGGGTAAAGATGGTATTTTTTCTTTTCATTTTCAGGAGTAAACCAATTCTGCATCGTGTTTTTCCAATTTATTACCTGGTTGCCTTTACTGTTCTTCCATCCAAGATTAGAATAATAATTAAAGGCTTTAGTTGCAGCTTCTTTTGAATATCCATTTTCATCAAAGTAAACTAAAACATCATTTAAAACAGGAGGAATAAAAACTACTTCTTCTTTTACTTTCCTTTTATTTACTTTACTTTCCTTTACTTTACTTTCCTTTATAGCATTGCCATCGCATTGCGTTCGCATTGCGTTCGCATCGGAGTCGCATTGCGTTTCTATATTAACCGCATTTTCAGCCCTTTTTTCCCATCTTTTGCTTGCAGACTGTTTTGCTTTAGTTACTTTATCATTCCTTTCATCCAATCTTTTTTGTATACTATTACTACTAACATACCCATCCTTAACTATAAATAAATCAAAATCATTAATGACCGATTTAATCAATTCAGTTGTGCATCTATAATCGTAAGCAAGTATTGCTGGATTGTCTTCTAATTTGTTATTGTTGTGGTATAAATCTTCTACTAAGGACCAGTAGATACCATAGCCAAGCATCCCTTGAGTAGCTATTAGCTTTTTGATTTTTATATCGCTCCTGGCGGTATAATCGTGCGAAAAATAAAATGTATTCATTCGAGTAAAAAAAAGAAACCCATCGGTAGAGAGTTACGACAGGTTTCGGGTTATATAATAACCATTTGTAATATCTAACAGGCTCTCTACTTCCTATTAGGTATCTTAATACATTGCAAATATAGCTATTTCTTTCTTAATTTAAAGTATTTATCCAGCTTTTTATTTAACGAAGATAAAGGTACATTAAACTTCTCTGCATAATGCTTAATCGGCTTACCTTCAACTAAATACTCCTTTAAAAAGTCATTAAAAATAGCATTCGTTTCTAAAGTTACTTTCTTTGTTTTTAAGTGCTTTGTTCTAATACCTTTGGCTCTTAAAACTTCTCTTATTCGCCTTTGGGATATGTTATACTTTTGGCTTAAATCCTCAATCGTTACATTCCCAGTTCTATACTCCTCTAAAAAATCCATATCGTATAATTTTAAAATACTAACGCTGCTCGTTAGCACTTGGGTGTTAATCTTCTGCTAAAATTGTTAAACTTTCCCCTAAATAGTTCGCAGACACCTCTTATCTTTGGCGCAAAAAGAACGCTTGCAGCAGCACCAATTTCTTTAATTAAAACGGTAGCGAATCTGTTTCTTTAGGTGTTTCTTCTAACTTGCCTACTCCCCAAACTACCTTACCATTACCCATATAAGTCTTTGGTGCTTTAGCATCTCTTTCTTCTTTAGACTGGTTTAAAGTAATTGAAACATTGTTACCAAACTTATCGTTCTTGTCATCAACAATAATAGATAGGTTTAAATACTTGTCTTTGATTAATTTTGTTCTGTCGATTTTTGTTACATCAATAGATGCGTTAATAATTGTTGCCATTTTCTATTTTTTTAAAGGGTTATAATTCTTGTACCTAATTTTGCCTGTATCTCGGCATCGTAATTCTTAATCCATTCTCGGCATTGTTCTACCTTGTCTATAATCTCTTGCTCTTTATCTAAATCTCGTTTAAACTCGTAGCTTACCCAGCGTTCAAAGTCTTCTAAATGTGAATAGCTAACTTTAGTGCCGTAATTAGCTGCTGCTGGAGTATCGCCAAGATAATAAAATAATGTAGCAAACTCTTTATTGCAAAGCATCATATAGCCTCTTAACTGCCATTCGTAATCAGTATTTAACTCTAAAGCTGAATCTAATAATGTTTTTCTATTCCAACTACATTTTGTGTCAATAATAGAGTTCTCAAGTATTACATCGGGAGTACCTACTAACCATTCATTTGCGTAAATATCTTCATTTTTATAGGCTTTAATACCACCGTATAAAACTTTGGATGCAAACTCTATTGCTTCGTTTTCTAATAAAATACCTTTGGTTAAATACTTTGATGTTAGTTCTTCTTTGTCTTCAGCATAGCATTCTTTAAGATATGTTATGCAAGTTTGCGACAATTCGCCTGGCTTTTTTGACTTGCTCATTATTTTCCCTAATGAACTCGGTCTTGCTTTAAAGTATTTCATTTTGCGGTTAGTGCTTCAAAGGTTTCATCATTCATTGAATATCTCTCTTGGATAGCAGTTAAATTCTTTGCATCCTTTAGATAACCTGCTCTGCATTTATCAAACAATTCAGTACCTACTTTTAAATATGGCTTAAGTTTTTCTTCTACCATTTTGACTGCATCGTGCATATTCGTTGCATCAGCATCTTTGGTATCATCAATAAGGAATAAACCATTAAGAGCATATTTCCGAGCATAACTGGAACTCGCACCAAAACTCTGCGCAATATCCATACCCTTGCGACTTGGGTCAATCCCAGCCGATGCCGAAGCGTTAAATTCTTTACCATCTTTATCAAAAAATTGAATGTAAGTTTCGCAGAAGATAATTCCTGCCTTCTCCTGGACACTATCCGATATTATCATCGTACATTCGTACTTAAGTAATAAAGGCTTTACTGCTTCCAATATATCTTCCGTAGAACGATACTTGTACTTCCCGAAGGAATTGAATTGATTTTTAGGTGCTTTTAGCTCCGATTGAATTTTTAATAGTGACATAGTTTTAAGTTTTGGTTTTTAAAGATACTAATTATTTTATTAAATTAAGGTAATTATTTTTAATTATTTGCTTCGATAAATGAAGTTCATAATCGTTTGTAACACTTTGTATATCAGCTTCTTTAACTTTATTAATAAGATACATTGCCTGGACTGATTTACAGTAATTTTTATCTTCTAATGTTTGTTTATAAAGCCTTTTTAATTTGTCCAGCTTACTTTCCTTCGGCGGATTATTAATGAATTTGTGTACAGTTATAATGCTCATTATCGTGGTCTGCAAATGTTATAAATTACATTACCTAAAGTAGATTGACAAGCTAATACTGGCTGCTTTAAAATAGCTAAAATCAATTCCTCGTAATTCTCGTTAATAAACTCTTCTACATCTTGAGTAAAGTAAATAGGATTTTCTGCCTGCTCCATACTTGTAGGATCTAACTCTATTTTAACTTGACCTCTTGAAATATCGTAATTTTCTAATACCCAAAAGCGTAGGTCCGCCTGTTTGAATCTATGGTGGTAAATAATAAAACCATCGGTGTATTCGGTATAATAGGTGTTTTGATAGTCTATCTCAACTATGTTAATATCTTGGATAATTGGGTTTTTTAACTTTTTCATTTCTTTCTTGTAATAGTTAAACAATTTTTGGTTAATTCTTTGCAGGAATATAGTTTCCCGTTGTAACTTTTGTAATACGATAGTAAAGACCTAATTCGGTTGCCTTCTCGTTTGTCTACTTGCATTGTCTCCCCAATGCTAAGCGATTTAATTGCTGCTGCTTGTTCTTTCTGGTAGATCATTTAATAGTTCTAAGGCTCTTTTAAATACTTGGATTCTTGCGTATACTTGTCTCGACTGATAAGGGTCTTTCTGTACACTTGGTAGCTGATTTGTTAGCTTGTTGATTGCATCTTTTAAGCCTTGCTCAAATGATGGTTCTTGTTGGAAGTTTAACATAGTTTGTATACAGTGTAGGATGCTGCACCCCTTTTGGTTTTTATTTTGATAAATTTAAAACAATTTGTGATATACTTGAATTAATATTACCATATACTGGTCTCCCTGGTAAAGCTGCATTAATAATATCACCAGTTTCTGTAATATAATATGATCCACCATCATATTCTAAGCCATTAATATCTAAGTCAAATGATCTTTCATCTAATGTTTTAAGATTAACTGTGTATAAAACACCATAATGAAATGACATAGCAACTGCAACTTTTTTAGCGATTTGTAATTCTTTTGAAGTATTCATAATTTTAGACCGTTTGGTTTGTTTCGGTATTCAAATATCTTAATTAAGATTTAATATCCAAAACATTTTTTACAAAAAGCTATAAATAAATCATAACTCGCTGATAATCAAAGAGAATAATTTTAAAGTTTTTTTAGGATAAGGTAAACAACCACTCCGATACCCAATAAATAGAGTAAAGTGTTATTACCTTTTGGCTTTTCTTCTTGAATCGTGGTTTTATCCACCTTTATAGCCTTGTTTTCTTTCTTATCGATTTTAAGGCTCTGTAAGCGCTTTCTTTCTTTGATGTGTCTCTTTATATGGATTGCCTTAAGTTTGTACTTGTAATCGCCTCTAATAGCTTCTAAAGGTGTAACCTGATGGTTTACTAATGTATCAAAAACATAAGCTATTTCTTCGGTAGTTTCAATATCGCTTGAATCGGTAGCTAATTCTACCTTTTGAACCAAAGTAATAACCGAATCTACTTTAGTAGTTTCTACCAGCTTTTTAGACTTGCAAGAAGATGATAGTAAAATTACTACCATTAAAACAATTATGCTTTTGGACTCCATAGTTTAATTAGTTTCTTTTGTCTTTCTAAACGGCAGTCAGCCTTGCACTTTGAGCAATATACTTTAGTACCTGAAGATATGTATTCAGCTTTGCAGCACTCGGATATAGTTAAAGGATTAACCTCTATTATTTCTAAGTCTTCGCTTATTTCTTTTGATTTCTTTGCCATAATTTAAAGATATATTATTATCCTTTCGCAAATTTAACCAAAATAAAGTAATATTCCTACTTACCGCTTTCATACTCTATCTCCCTTTGTAGGCATTCGATAGCTTTCTTTAAGTCCTGGACCAACAAATCTTTTTTACCTGCTCTTAAAATATATTTAATAGCATTACCTTTCATAAAGGATAAATTATAAGCGTTTGCAATATCAATCACATCCACAGGAACTCCTTTAATCTCAACTTTGTAGTATTTGGGCTTTGTAACTATATCAGCTATTTTACTCCCAGTTAATTCAATAGGTTTGAACTGATATTTAACATTACAATTAGTGCAAATCTCCGAGCATTCGCAATTCTCTAAATGGTTAATTTCTTCGATAGTTTTCATTTTGTTTCTCTTTTAGTTTTTCTTTATTGGTTTCGGTTATTAATTCTCTGCGTACTATTTCAATTTGGTTGTATAATTCTTTTAATTTCTCAACTAACATCTCCCTCTTTGTCTTCATCATAATCTAAAAAATTTAATCTTGTGTCTATCATTTTAATTAACCTTGCCTGTGTTAAGGTCTTGTAACTTGGGAATAAAAGTAAACTTTTTTCCTCTAATTCAAAAAGAAAATAAACAAAGAATTTTAGTTCTTCTAATATTTCTCCGTCAGTCATATCAAATATTTCTTCTTCTTTATTCTCCATATAAAACACCGTTATAAACACATTTATAATCTATTATTGCGTGAGGTTGCGCAAAGAATAAAACCTTGTCTCCATCAATTTTGAAAGTAACCTCTAAAAATCCTTGACACCAATCAGCAATCTTACCTGTTGGTAAATATTCTACTGCTTCCATTAACCTTGTACATCCCACTTCGAACCAAGCATTAATATTATGCCTATTACGAATGTATCTCATTCCAAGCCTGTGACTGTGTCCTGTGCAACCCGAACCCCAATACTCAATAATATTCTTCTCGCTGGCATTCTTTGTTAAAGACAATCCGTGAGTAATATCAAAAATATCAAAGTAGTTAAAAACATCCGTAGGGTCGTAAACCATATCGTTTTCTGCCAGGTGCAGCATCTCTTCAAACTTCGTACTTTCAAAATGTTTATAAAGAATAGCTAATCTTGCAAGTTGACCTTTAGATAATAAAAAAGGCTTTGTAACTCGTTCATCGTGGTTACCAGTCCTAATTGTTATTTTAGCATCCGTACTTAATCTTAAAGGCTTTAGGATTTGTTCTTCGGTGTATTTAAACTCTTCTACTTCGTTATAGCCGTTTAAAATACCTTCCAAATAAAGTTTATTAGTATGTTTAGAAACAAAAGGTAAATCCACTATATCTCCGTTAATACAAACTTCATCAAACTTATTATTTTTAAGGACATTATTAATAACTCGCAAACATTTGAGGTCAGCTAACCAACCGTGTGGGTCAGAGAATACAAATAACTTATAAGTTCTTTTGTCGGTTAATTTCTTTAACTGATATTGGTTGTATTCAGTTTCGGATAGTCTTGGTCTGTGCATATTAGTTTTTTTGTCGAAATTACTAATTATTTTAGCATTATTTATCTTTTATTCAAAGGTTTACGATTTATTGTTGTCATATAACCACCCAAAGCAATCAAAGCCGAAAGAAATAGCTTAATGCAAGTATTTATAGACCAAATAAAATTATCCCAGTCAATAGTTACCCAAGCATTCGCAATAGCTACAATTGCTCCAAATACCGTTGAAAGTGTATTATTTAATTTTCGCATACAAGTTAAACTCCCTTAATCTTCTTCTCATTAATCCTTTACTCACTACACCACCTGCTTTAATCCACATCATAAAGCCTACCTTAATCTTTTCAATAGTTTGACCACCGTTAATAAACTTAACCAAAGAAGACTTTGCAAACGCTCCACAACCAATATTATAACAAAGACAGAATAAAGCATCAAATTCGTTCTGTTTAAGCGGTCTAATTACATATCTCTTAATGCAATTAGCGTAAGTATCGGATGTGTCCATAAATAGCTTATAAGCCTCCTCTTGTGTTATCTTATCGCCTTTCTTTACTAGTTGTCCATTAGCGTACTTTGTGCTTCCTATGCCAATAGTCCAAACCATAGCACTGCACTGATAACTGTCTAATTTTAAACCTTCAAACTCAACTAATAACTTTAATCCTTCCTCGCTTATTTGTGCCATAAGTAATCTTTAATAAAAGTCACTCCTGTAATCGTAAGTATAAAAGCACCAATTCTAATTGCCCAATTTATGCCAGTGTTATAATCTCGGACTTCTTGAACGCTTTTTTCAGTATCTTCTAAAGCACCTTCGATTGTTTCTAATCTCTGAAGGATTCCATTTCTATTTAGCTTTGAACCTGTGATAGCCTGGCTTATCATTTCTACATTAATTGATAATGTTTTTAATTGGTCATTTATTTCTTTTAACTCATTCATTACTCGCCTGCTTCTTGTATGCTACTTGTTGTACTTCCTGGTTCGCCTTGTCCTGCGCCTGTGTCATCTTTAGTAGTAGACCAAGAACGGAAACCTATTTCTAATTTATCAGTTTGGCTTTGGTGTGTTGTTATGTTAGTTTTGTTTGATACATAATCAAAAGATGCCTCGTGCATAAAGTGTAAACCTTGTGCTAAAGCAATATTAAAGACTTGACCAAATTGTATATTCTTACCATAAACATTGCCTGTAAATTTCTGCCAGGTAGCTTGATAAAAAGATAAAATTGACCTTGTGATACATTCCTGCATTGGTCTTCCTAAAAGAATTTCATCAGTTTCCCAAGTTCTAAACCATCTATTTGAATTTTGGATTAAATTTAATTCTCCGCCAGTATTATAACCAATAAAGTCTTCAATTATTTGTGATTCCGATTTATTAGCTATACCACCGTGATATTGACCTTTATCTATTTTATAAGTATTTGAGAATGGCTTAACCATTGTAGCATCGTTAGGAATATTAGTAGCATTATAAATAAATCCTTTTGTATTTTTATATCCTTGTGGAATAATACTTACTTTAATATCATCAAAATAAGTTTGATGTACATTGACTGTATCAAAACTTCTTTGTGGTCTTAAAACTAAAGTACCAAACTCATATAAAGTAGTGCCATCTGAAAGACTATTTTGGTCAAATTTAGATAAGCATTTATACTTCATCCACCTATTTTTATCACTCATAAAGATAGGCATTCTAAATACTGCATTCCATAAAGAAGAAGTTGTAACACTATAATAAGTGCCTGTTGAGTCTAAATATCTTGTTGTAAAATTTGATGGTTCTCCATCTCTAGATTTAGCAAGTGCAATATTAATACCATCTCCATCAGTATGCGAATCATCAAAATAAACAGAACATTCTACTTTAATAGCAAAGAAATTATAGAAACCAAAAGGAGAAATATTATTTGTAAGCCTAAAAGTATTAAATAAATAAATGTCTGTATTTAAACCACCTGTAATATCTTCATTTTCTATTACTGATAAAATTCTATTATCAAATGGTCTGTCATCTCCTGTTGCATTAGCAAAATCAAAAGGACTTTCAAGTTGCCAATTAGTTGGTGTAGTAGTTGTTGTTGCGTAATCCTTAAAGAATCCATAGTTATTAATTAAATTTCTTTCGTAGTAAGGATAGTTAAATTGAACATTAGTTAATCTTTTATTTAATGTTACTACTTGATTTACATCCGACCATTTAACATTACCTGTATTTCCAATAGAAGAATAAAAGTCAAAAGTATATTCATTTAAATAAGTTCCGTTAATATCGTATATTAAACCATTTTGAAACTTTTGTGTAACTGATACATTATCTATCAAAAGATAACCTGTTGAATCATCGTTATTGTTAAAGAAATTAATACTAAATGGTCCTACATCTGATGTATATGGAAATTCGTAATAAACCCAATCATCAGTAGTAACTTGAATGTATACTTCAGTATTATCAATTTCAATTCTTGTAACTGCTTTAGGAGAACTACCAGCATTAAAATTCTTTGCCCAAAAAGAAATAATATATTCAGCAGCTAATAAAGGTATAGTTTGACTAATATTAGCACTATTATTTCCAAATATTTTAGGACATTGTGAACCATTTAAGCCTCCTGTTGCACTATTAGTTACATCTCCTACTATATCCCAATATTCATAAGTAGGAGGTAAAGCACCACTTATATTAAATGTACCATCAGTAACTAAATCGTTTACAGCTAAATCATTAATAGCAACTACATACCAAGTAGCATCTTTATTAGATTGATAAACTACACAACCTAAAGATTCCATTAATGAACTTAAAAGAAAATAGCAATCTTTTGGCTCAAATGTAGACCAATCAACTGAAGAATATTCCGATAATTTTAAGTTTGCAAGATTAACAAGAGTACCATCTAATTTAAATTGACTAAAAAAAGCAACATCTAATTCGCTTCCAGTCTTTTTTAATAACCTACAAACAAAATCATTTATATCTATACAAGTATCAACATTTGTGTCATTATATAAAGCGTAATAATCTTCTCTTGTATATTTAATATCTTTTAAAACTGCAAGGTTATCAGTAGCCGTAAGCTGAAGATAGTATTGTTCTTGCCATTCGTATTGAATAACATCAGGCAAAAGGAATCCTCTCCATTTTAAAGTTTCAGTAGTTCCATTAGTTTCGTAAAAACTTACTCTTAAAGAATATTCATCATTTTCATAAAAAAAATCAGAAGGCTGAACGGTAGAATCGTAAGGAATAAAACATTTAATATCTACATAAGATGCACGAATAGGAGCAAAAATATTGTCTTTACTTGCTTTATAATTTAATACAAACGCACTATCCTGTGCTGGAACTAATTCTATAATATCATAAGGTACTACGGTAACTTCTTGTTTCTCAAACTTTACTTGATAATACAAATTAGTTCCTACTTGGTCTAATCCCTTAAATTGTAGATTATAAATATGATTGTAAGCCATTATACCACCCTCGAATTTTTAATTGCTTCGTTATTTAATAATAATCTCATTTTATCTCCCATTATATCTATTTGGTAGCCACCTTGACCTATTGAATTAGAAGGCATAGCTATCATACTACCTTTACCACTTCCACCTAAAGCAAAAGGATTAAATCCTAAACCACCAATAGTTTTAGCAATTTGTCCGATAGAACCTAAAGAAGAACCTCCTGCACTTAAACCACCTGTTAAAACAAATAGAATTGCAGCAGCAGCAATTGCTGATACTAATTTAATCATTAAACTTTTTAAAGCATTTAAAATACCTTGAAACGCATTTTGTCCACCATCAATTAATGTAGTAAACATTTGCTCAAAACCACTTGTTAAAGTATTTGCCAATAAATTTGTATAACCTAAAATTGTATTTTGTTGCTCCAACAATGCATTCATTGCTGCTATTTGTTTTAATTCTTTTTCTCTTGCAGCTTGTCTTTTAACTTCATCTTGCATCATTTTAACTGAATCTTGAAAAATTAATGCAGGAGCAATTGGAATTTGACTTATACCAATTCTTGGTGCTACATAAGTTATTGCGTCTTGAGGTTTTCTTTTTTTCGCATTTGCTGCAATCGCTGCATTTTTAGCAGCTAAATCTTTTACAAGACCATCCATTTGCTCGTTAGCAACTTTACGAATATCTTTATAAGCATTAAAATAAGATGCCATTACATCTCTATTTGTAGCATCTGTTTCAGTCAACATAGCTTGTTGATAGAATGTAAGATTTGTTTGAATAAACTTTAATTGTTCTGTTAATTTACTAATATCAGTTGTCTGACCTATTTTAGCTATTTGTTTATTGTAATCAGCAGAAATTCTATTTAATTCATCGCCACTAACAAGGGAACTTGCAGAAAACTTTGCTCTATCAATAGACATTTGTGCAATGTCATTTAAGAAACCTAAAGCCTTTTGTAAATAACCAACAAATGTAAATAAAGCACCGCTATTTAATTTTCCTAAAGTTATTTGAAATTGATTGAAAGAATCAGCTACATTGGATATTTTACCACCTAAAGTATTTGATATTTTCTGCATTGAACCCGAAACACCTTCAGCAGCACCTAAAGATAAAACATACTTTTGAATAGATTCAGCAGTATTGTCTACTTGTGTTTTAATTCCCTTAAATGTAAATGTAACTTGGTCTCCTGCAACTGATGCCCTTACTCCAAATTCCTTTAAACGCTCAAATTCGCCTGTCTGTGCATCTAAAATTGCTTCAGCTAATTGGTCAAACGATTTGCCTGTTGAACTCGCTAAATCGCCTAATAATCGCATTTGGTCAATATTAGGTTTAAAGCCTTGATTGGCTAACTTAACAAAAGCACCTGTTAATTCATCGACCTGGAATGGAGTAGTAGCAGCAAACTCTTGTATTTGAGATAATGCTAATTGAGCAGCAGAACTACTACCTAAAGTATTTGATAATACGGCTTCGAATTTTTGAAATTGTGATGTCGCAGCTATAATTCCTTGACCAAAACTAACAATAGAACCAACTGCAAAAGCACCTGCAACAATACCACCTACTTTAGAAGCAGCAGACCCAATTAAATCAAAGTCTTTTTCTGCATTCTTACCTGTATTAGTTGTTTTCTCGTTAAACTTTGTTAGTTGTGCAGAAGCACTATCTAAACCCGATTTAAGACCTTGTATTTGTGCGGTTAGTTCAACTATTAATTTCTCGTTTGCCATCTTTTAACTTCTTTAAGATTTGTTGTTTTTCTTCATTTGATGTTAACTTTTTTGGCACTCTATTCATTATAGCAAACTTATCAGTCCATAGTGGCATTATTTCTTTAGGCTTCTTCATATCACTTTTTTTAGAAGCATTAACATTGTTAATATAACTTAAAGTAGCCCTTGTGTGTTCCCACTCTCGTGCTTCTTGCTTAAAGAAATTAAATAGTAACCTTTGATAATTACCCCAAGTCATATCTTCAAACTCATCAGGCATTAAACCAACTTCGCCAATCGCAAAGTCGATTATATCATCCCAAGTTACTTTTTTTTTATACCTTCTTCGCCACTTGCCATTGCTTTAAATCCGTTTTGGATGTACTCGCTACTTTGTAACGAATGTGTCCAAGCATCAATAATTGTTTGAATGTTAGATAAATCCATATCATCAATCCAATTAGTAACATCATCTAAAGAAACATCAAATGTTCTTTTAC